CGAGAAAAACGCTAAAAAACAAGGTGACAAATTCGAGGCTGTTTATTATCAAGGTTACTTGACATCATTCAAGAAAACTAAAAACGCTGAAGACTTAATCGAGTTGGAACTTGAGTTCGCAGTTAACGGAACTGGTGTTAAAGGTTATGCAACTCTTAACACTAGCCAAGCAGAAGTAGTTCAATATGAATTCGCGGATACAACAAAAGGAACAGCTAGTCCAGCAAGTCCTGTAGCAGGTACACCAGGTATCGGTGGTTAGAAATTAAGAGAGGTTCACGCCTCTCTTTTTTATTGTATTTTTTAGAAAAAGGAGAAATAACAATGCAATTAAAAATCAATGATAAAACTTACAACATTAAATTCGGAGTGAAATTCGTTCGTGCGCTTGATAAAGCTTATCCAATCGAGCAACAAGGCTTGAAATTTGGAATGGCTCTATCTGCTAAAATCCCAGAATTATACGCTAAAAATATCGCATCATTGGCAGATATTATCTACTACGGAACAGTTACAGAAAGCCCACGTCCTTCATTAACTGAGGTTGAAACATACGTTGAAGAGTGTGAAGATCTAGAAAAATTATTTGATGATGTACTTCAAGAATTAAGCGAATCGAACGCAGGAAAGTCTTTGTTACAGGAGATGAAACAAGGTCTCAAGAAGAAATAATTGAGAAATCATCTCTAGAAACGTTTGAGGAAATCATTATAAATTGTGTCCGATTTTTAAACATTACTGACATGAACGAGATCGGTCGTATGACAATGTACGAGTATGACTTGTTGATGACTGGAGTGTTGTTGAGAAAGCAAGATGAAGATGAACTCTTACATCGTTCTGCTTGGTTAACTAGACAGGTAGAGGCTACTAAGTCGGACGGTAAAACTCCTTTATACAAAAAGTACAGTGATTTTTACAAGAAAAAAGATACGAAACAAAAGTATCAACTCTCAGACAAAGAGAAAGAACTCTTACTGAGAGCGAATATGTAATGAGAAAGGAGGTATATAATGGCAGAAACTTATTCAGTTGAGGCGGTGTTGACCGCTGTCGATAAGGGAATGGGTTCTACTTTGAACGGGTTACAAAAAGCAATCAACGGACTTCAAAAATCATCGAATGCGTTTGATACGATTTCAAATAAGAGTTCGTCAATGTTCAAATCAATGCTTGGTGCCAATCTTGTTGGTTCAGCGATTACGTCCGCTTTTGGAAGTATCAAAAGTACTATGGGCGAAATGGTCGGAGAATTGAACAGTTCAAAAAAAGCTTGGGATACGTTTGATGGGAACCTCAGCAAGTTAGGCTGGGGAAAAGACCAAATCAACCAAGCTAAAGAGGCTATGCAGGACTATGCGACGAAAACTATCTACTCAGCCTCAGATATGGCTAGTACGTTCTCTCAAATGGCCGCAATCGGTCGAAACGATAGTGGCGAACTTGTAAAAGCTATGGGTGGTCTTGCTGCGTCTGCTGAGAACCCTAAGCAAGCAATGACGTCTCTTTCTCAACAAATGGTGCAGGCTTTAGCTAAGCCTAAACTTACTTGGCAAGATTTTCGTATCATGATGGAACAAGCGCCAGCAGGTATGAGTGCCGTTGCTAAAGAAATGGGATTGTCACTAAATGATTTGATTCTCAAAATTCAAGCAGGCGAAGTTAAAACGGATGATTTCGCTGAGGCGTTTAAACGTGCAGGTATGACCATGCAGGACATGGCTACTAGCTACAAAACTATCGACCAAGCTATGGACGGGTTGAAAGAGACGCTCGCAAACAAACTCAAACCAGCGTTTGATACATTGTCGAAGGCAGGTATCAAGGCACTTGAGGCAATCATGAACCAACTTGACAAGGTTGATTTCAATAAATTGGCAACAGGAATTGAAAACTTTGTAAGCAAGATTGATTTCGAGGCGGTTGTTGGGAAAATAACATCATTCGTTGGATCGGCTGTTGCTAAAATCAAAGAATTTTGGCAAGGCTTTACAAACACGAGCGCAATATCTGACTTTAAACAGGCGATGAGCGAAGTTTGGGAGGCTGTTAAGAAAGTATTTTCATCACTTTCTGGAGGAGATACAACCTCATTTGGCGAGAAGATTGGAAAAGCTCTAAGTATAGCCTCAAAGGGCATTCAAGCATTTGCGAAAATCGTTCAAAGCCTAAGTCCTGAACAAATTCAAGCAATCGCCAAAGCTTTTATTGGGTTTAAGGTTGCTCAAAGGGCAATAAAGCCTGTTGTAAGTGCCTTAACAGGACTAAGTAAGGTAGTAGGTGGGGCTAAGGCCGTTTTCGGAGGATTGCAAAGTGCCGTAAAAGTAGGAAGAGCTTTAAGTGGTATTGCTAAAGGCTCTCAAGCCGCTAGTTCGGCCTTAACTTTCTTGTCTGGAAGTTCAAAACTTGCTAAGGGTGCAATGATTGGACTAAACATTTTCAGTAAAGTGGGCGGTTGGATTGGTTCAGCAGTTTCAGCAATCGTTGCTTTCCTCGGACCAGTAGGCTTAGTGATTGCCGCGGTCGTGGCAATTGGTGTGGCGTTCGTTATTCTTTGGAATAAATGTGAGGGCTTCAGGAACTTCTTTATTGGATTATGGGACGGTATTGTCAAAGTTGCCTCAGACGCTTGGAAAGGTATTCAAAATGCTTGGAATGGCGTTGGCGAATGGTTTTCTAATCTATGGAACGGCGTTAAAGAAACGGCTTCAAATCTTTGGAATGGTTTCCTAGAGACTGCCAAACCAGTAATAGATGCTATCAAGAATTCGTGGAATAGCATTACAGAGTTCTTTTCTGGACTTTGGAACGGCATTACACAGTTTGCTTCTAATGTTTGGAACAGCTTCTTAGAAGGCGCAAAACCAATTGTGGAATCTTTAATGAACGTATGGAACGCCTTGACAGAGTTCTTTACGGCATTATGGGACGGTATTGTTTCAATCGCAAAAACGGTTTGGAATGGTATTGTCGAAGTTGTTACGGCTGTAGTTGAAACGGTTAAAGGCGTATGGAACGGTATAACAGAGTTCTTTACTAATCTTTGGAATGGTGTTGTAGAAGTTTCCACGAATGCATGGAATGGCTTTGTTGAATTCATGACACCTATTGTTGAAACGCTTAAAGGTTTGTGGAATGGCTTTGTTGAGTTCATGACTGGCGTTTGGAATGGTATTGTTTCAGTTGCTACTACAGCATGGAATACACTTCAACCTATCGTCGAAGCGGTATGGACTGCTATTCAAACGTTTATCTCAACTGCTATCGAAAATATCAAAACTGTCATCTCAACAGGTATGCAGATTGTTCAAGGCGTATGGAATGCAATTTGGAATGTATTTACTACAATCGTTCAGACTGTATGGACTGTTATTTCAACGGTTATTTCAACTGTATTGAACGTGATAGCAGGCATCATCAAAGCGGTTACGACTGTTATTAAAGGTGATTGGAGCGGTGCTTGGGAAGCTATTAAAGGAATAGCTCAGACTGTTTGGGAAGGTATTAAAACAGTTATTTCAACTGTCATTAATGCAATTAAGGACGTCATTAGTACTGTTTTAGGAGCTATTAAAGATACTGTAACAACAATCTGGGATGGTATTAAAGAATTTATTAGCGGTGCAATCAACGCGATTAAAGAGACTGTAGTAAATGTTGCTAACGGTATGAAAGAAGGTTTCTTGGGTGCGATGGACGCACTTAAGGGCGGAGTTTCTAGCGCAATTGATGCAATCGGTGGATTCTTTGATAGATTATGGAACATCGACTTATCAGGAGCTGGACGAGCTATCATGGATGGATTCCTAGGTGGATTGAAAGCTGCATGGAGCGCTGTTACAGACTTCATCGGAGGCGTAGCAAACTGGATTGCAACCCACAAAGGACCTATCTCTTATGACCGAAGATTGCTAATTCCAGCAGGGGAAGCAATTATGGGTGGCTTCAATACTGCTTTAATGGGTGGTTTTGAAGATGTCAAAGGCAATGTATCTGGAATGGCAGACGGCATCCGTTCGATGTTCGATGACGCAGGATCTAGAGTTTCCGCTATGTCAAATGCTTTACAAGGCGATTTCTCTAACAACGTATCTGGTACATTATCAGCTACTTATGAAGTTAACCAAACAAAAGAGCCTGCTGTTATCAACCTTGCACTTGGTTCTAACGACTTTAGAGCCTTTGTTTCAGACATTTCAAATATTCAAAGTAAAGAAGAAAGGATAA